GTCCCGCAGATCCTGCTGGTCGGTCTGGGTGGTGCTGTCGCACACCACCACGCTCACGTTCTCCTGCCCCTCAAGAACCGCAAATCCGGCCTCATAGTCGGTGCTGGCGGAGATGGGGACCGCCGCCACCGCAGCCGCCCCGTTGAGGAGGATCACTCGGATCAGCTCGGCCATGTCCTGGCCGCCGGCGCTGCCGAAGGTGGTCACCGCCTCCTCATAGCTGGTGATGGTGTAGACCGTCTTGGCGGTGGCCTTGGTGTTTACCGCCACCAGTCCCACGGTCTTTCTCCCGCCGCTTCCGCGGATCAGGGATGATGCGCCGTAGGAGGAGTACACCCCCGGGCGCTCGTGTGTGGTAATGCTCATGGAATCCTCTCCCCTCTGATCTCAAAGTCCAGGAACGTGCCGTCCGCCTCCGTAATGGCGTACAGATAGGCGGTGCACACCGCCTGGGCCGGCTTACGCAGCAGGCGGCTGTCCCCGTCATAGGCGGTCTCTCCGCTGGAAAACTCCTGGATGGTAAGCCCCTTCGGCCCCGCTCCGGCGCAGGCCTGGGCCAGAATGTCCAGCGCCGTCTGGAGGGCCGCCTCCCCAGCCTGGGGCAGGGCGTACAGGTCCAGGCCGAAGGTCAGCTGAACCTTCCGGCCATAGATCTCCTCCCACTGCTCCGTCTCCTGGTTGTACCGCTCTCCCAGGTAGGACTGAAAGCCGGCCGGCCCCGCCTGACAGGCTCTCAGGGTGACTGCCGCCACCGCTCCCTCCCGCCGCAGGCGCTCCTCCGCCGGCCAGGCGGTGACCGCGGCCACGCCTTGGGCGTTTAAATAGTCCGCCATCCGCTCCCGGATCTTGTCCAGTCCATCGCTCATAGTGCCGCCTCCGCCTCCAGATCCCTGGGCCGGAGCACCGCCCAGGTATACAAAACGGTCTGCCCCACATGGACCGGGTGGGCGGACCACACCGTGAAGCCTGCGCCGTTCCACTCCACCCAGTCCTCCTGCCCCAGGGGACAGTCCGGGGCCCCCAGATATAAAAACCGGTCCTCCCGGCGGAATCCCAGGGGGCTGGGGACCTGCTGCTCCTGCCCAGTCTCCCGGATGGGCTGCAAAAACGCCCTCCCGGCGGTCTCCTGCTCCCCCTGGTGCAGCACCACCCTCTGGCCGTACCGCTCCAGCAGGGCGGACCACTCCCGATCCATCATCCCCTCCTCACCCCCTGGACAAAGAAGCCGCCGTCCACCACATAGGGGGCCATCAGCCGCTCCGCCTGCTCCAGGAGGGCGGCCGTCTCCCGGCCGCCCTCCCGGCGGATGGTCACGTCCCCAGCGGTAAAGGCGGTGACGCCCTCCCCGCCGTCCCCGGTGCGCAACCCCGCCAGCACCATCCAGGCCGCGGCGGTGACAAAGGCGCTCTCACAGTCCTCCGCCGCCACCCCCGGCCTCAGCCGCCGGGCGAGGGAGTCCTGGACCGCCTGACACAGGGGGGTGAGCAGCTCCTCCTGGCTGGTGTCCGCCCCCATGGCGGCCAGCAGCTTCAGAACCATCTCCGTCATCGTCAGTCCTCTTCCGCCGCCTTGACCTTCAGCACCCGGGAGGCGTCGGGGAACAGCTTGGCAAAGCCGCACAGGGTGGTGATGGCCGCCCGCTCCAGCTGCCGGTCGATGAGCTTGTCGTACTCCACCATCACGTCGCTGCCCTGAACCAGCTCCAGGGCGTACCGGTGGTCCAGGCCGATGATGGTGTCGGCGGGCACCGCCGAGGTGCGCAGCAGGGTGGCCCCCAGGGGGGTGGTCAGCTTGCCGGTGCCCTGGAAGTTCAGCCCGGTGAGGGGGTCCTTGAATTCGGTGAGCTTGAGCATCTTCAGCATCACGTCGGGGCTCACCAGCAGGGTGTTCATCTCATAGGGATCAAATTTACCCCAGAAGGTCACCAAATCGTCATAGGTGAGGGTGGAGGCGGCGGTGGTCTCGTCCGCTTCCGCCTCGTTGTCGTTGCCGTCCCCGTTCATCAGCACATCCACACCGTCGGAGAGCAGCATCCGGGCGATGTGTGCGCCGATCTGCCGCAGGGTGACGGAGAACAGGTCCAGCTTCTGGTACCGCACCGCCTCATAGGAGGCCACCAGCATGCGCCCCCGCTTGTGGAGCTTCACCAGGTTGGCCTGGACCTTGATGGTGGTGGCGGGGATGGCCGCCCCCTCGTCCACCGCCTTCAGCTCCTTCTCGCCGCCCCCGGCCTCGGCGGTGATGGAGCGGTAGTCCATCCCATCAAAGCGGGTGGTGGCGGCGGTGATGGCGGGGAGCAGGTTGGCCTCCTCCATGCCCTGGCGCACCGAGCGGGCGATGTACTCGGGGAAGAGCACCGCCGAATCGGCGGTGCGGAAGAACTTCTCCACCGGGTCGGAGCCCGCCCCCTTCACCTTGATGTCAAAGCGCTTGAGCTGCCGCTGGAAGGCGTCCAGCCCCTCCAGGCGGGTGCCCTTGTACTGCTCCGAGGGGTCCAGCCGCTCCAGCACCTGGGTAAAGGAGCGGCCCGCCTCCTGGTACATCCCCTTCTCCAGGCGGATGGTGTCAAACTGATTCGCCATAGCAAAAACCTCCTTTTTCTTACAGACAGACCACGGCGGTCTTGGCCGCAGCGTCCACACTGACCACCAGGGCGGGCACGCCGCCGGTGGAGGCCGTCTGCACGCCGCCGGTGCCGTCGGCCGCCAGACTGACCCGGCCCAGTGCCACGCTGCCGGTAATGGGCAGAGTCAGGAAACCCTTCACCTGCACCCCGGCAAAGCCGCCCCGGACAGACTGGGCCTGCCCGGCAAAGGCGTCGTTGGCGCTGCACGCCCCCACCTCGCCGTTGGCGGTGATCTTCACCATCTGGCCGGGCTTTACGCCGTCCTGGGCGGCAAAGGTGGCGATAACCGCCCCGATGTCCTCAAACGAAACCTTACTCACTGTGTGTTCCTCCTTTGTTTTTTCTTCAAAGATTCAGAATCCAACCCGAACCTGCCGGTCAGATCAAGAACGCCCCGTCCTCCTCGGGGCGCCGCTCCGGTTCCTTTCCGTACTTCAGCTGCACCGCCAGAGGATACCGCTCCTGGGCCCGGGCCTGATAGGCCCGCTTCAGCTCCTGGAGCTCCCCCTCCTCCAGCTTTTCGGCGATGGCTTTCAGCACCGCCAAGTCCAGCTTGGGGTCGGCCAGCCCACCCAGCCGCACCACATCGGCGCGGAGGGAGGAAAGCCACTTCCGGCCCAGAGCCGCCTCGTGCTCCAGCGTCTCCAGCTCCCGGGCGCATCCGGCATTTCCCTGGACCAGCTCCTTCAGACAGGCCGCCTCCCGGCGTCCAAAAAATCCCTTGACCACCCCGGCCCGGGGCTGGGCGGGCACCGCCACGAAGGAGAACTCGTAGGCGTCGCTGGCCTCCTCCAGGCTGATGTAGCACAGCTTCCCGTCGTACACCTCCCCGGGCTTGTGACCGCAGCTCTCTCCCCGGGGCGCGCCGCAGATGGAGCACACCGCCTTCTCCACCGAGCAGGCCACGCTGACCTCCTTTTTGATACCCCCCTCGATTTCGGCGATGAGGCTCTGGTTGTCCGGAGTGCGCACCATATAGGCGTACCCCTTCAGCCAGCAGTAGGGGTCCCCCGCCTGGGTAAGGCGTCCGGGCTCCGCCATCACCTCGGTGCGGTAGAGCCGGGCCGCCTGGCCCTGGGCGCTCCAGTTGTGGTCAAAGATACCGCTCTTGCCCACAAACAGGGGGGCCAGTTGCTCCAGGGTCCTGGGGGCAAACCGCTCCCCGTCCCGGTCCACCTCGTTGTCGCACAGGCGCACCGAGAAGGCGTACACCTCCGCCTCCGTCAGGGGCGTGCGGCTGAAGCGGTTGATGTCCTCCAGGTGTCCCGGCTGAAGGACCGCCTGGGGCTCCTGGGATGTTTTGATGATCTTCACGTTGTCTCCCTCCTGATCTGTTCCGTCTGGGCCTGATAGAGCCCGGCCTTGGCCTCCTCCACCAGATCCTGCAAGTTGATGTCCTCCCAGTCCACCTCCACCGGCCCGGCAATGCCATGGAGGCGCAGCCACAGCTGGCACACCCTCCGGACCACCGGCTCCACCCCCCGGCGGATGGCGGTGATCTCACTGGTGAGCAGGTCGGCCTGCTGGGCGCTCATGCGCTCGGTGGAGGACCAGGACAGCCCCAGCAGAAAGGGTGGAATCCCCGTCCGCGCGATGAGCTGTTCCAGAATCTGCCGCACCGGCACCTCGCTGTCCAGCACCTGGTTGTCCGCGCCGATGACCTTGATGTCCACGTCGCCCACCGCCACAAAGTCCCGCACCGCCCCCTGGCGGGTGGAGCGCATGGCGGCGGACCACTCGCTGGCCACCATCTCCCCACGCTCCTGGGCGGACAGGCCGTCCCCTTCGCCGGGCTTGCACACCACGGCGAAGCGCAGGTTGCCCACCCGCTCCCAGTTCTGGCCGACGGCCTGATAGATTTTCAGGAGGATTCCGCTCAAAAAGGGCATGGACCGCAGCAGAGACACCCCGTAGGGGCTGTCCGTCCCCGGCTGAAAGGGGGTGAAC